TTACTAGCTAAAAATGTAGAGGTAGAGTATTTTCTATCTACATCCATACCATCAACAGCTCTAGATATTCCTATTTCAGTATCAGTTAAAAATCCTTCAATAATAGAATCGGTTAATACATTAGAATCTACTTCTGTGTAATCTCTTACTTTAGTTAACATTTCTGAAAAGGTAATAGCCATTATGATATCTCCACGGTTACTTTAGATAAATACATTGCAATTGCTGGTTTAATATTTCTACTGGGTCTCATACCATCTGATGAAAATGCAGAATCACTTTGACCATCGACTGGAAATGCAGTCACTACCATGTTTCCACCACCAATTTGATCTGACGGAAAATGTTGTGGTCTTGCTTGTTTTAATCCTTGAGGATCCGCACCATAAACTTTAGGCTCCAATTGTGGATGCTTTGGCTCATACTCCGAAATATGCACTAATGAACCGTTCCACTCTCTAACCATTTCGGTGTACGGAAACGCTTGACCTGACCGGTCAGATATGGCTTGTGATCTCTTTCCTTTTGCAAATGCTTGTGCCATTAGTCCCTCGTTGGATAATAAGTTGATGGTGTAATAAAGACAGAAGTTCTTTGACCGTCTTCGTCTAACGCTCTTTTTAATTCATCCTCATAATAAAGTTTTAAAGCTTCTGTTTTTTGTGGTGAATATTTTAAAGATAAATAAAATGCTAAACCAGAAATCATGCAAGGAATAAATCTAAAAGGTAGATCAGCATTGTTACCGTATGCACCTGCATCTTCAATTCTATTTAATGTATAGTATTTTAAATATGTATAAGTACTTGCATCAGGAGTTTGATACAATGTAATTGTGGGTGTCAATTGACGATCAACGTAATACTGTGACGGTGTACCGGTTGAACCTTTATTTGGTAAAGCTGCATAAGTTGACCGATCAATTTTTGTTAAAGATATGTCGGTGTAATCTCCGCTACCAGAGCCAGTTGAGATGTACGCTTCTAGAACATCATTTGTGGTTGACGGGGTATTGTAAGTTGAAGTTCCACTAACAAGCGCTACTTCTTGAAGTTCGGTTTTCCATAAATGGATCCCTCGATTACCCCACTCTGAAAATAAAATGTTTAAAGATGTTCTAGCTTTTTTAATATCGTATCCAGAATTAGTTTGTAAGCCACATCTTTCGTACGCTTCTTCTACAATATCATCGATTGTAAGATTGAATGCTGTAGTTCCTGATGTTGCCATTTAAACATATCCTTTATTTTTTATTTAACTTTTTTAATTCTTGAAGATCCATATCTTTTTCTATTCGATGGAGTATCTAAAACAAGTCTTTTAGTTTTTTTATCAATAAAAGTAGCTTCTCTTGCTTGTGCTCCTCTACCAGTTTTGTTCATGTCTCTCATCTGACCTTTCATAATAAAGTCTAGAGCCTTATTTCCTCTTGGATCTTTTGCTCGTTCACTTATTGTTTTTTTTATTTTTTTAGCCATACCGCTTATTTTTTTAGTCATACCACCTGATTGATATTTTTGAATTGAAGGCGCTTTACCAGACATCGCCATCTTTTTGTGCATTCTCATTTTTTCCATTTTAAAATACTCCTTTAAAGTTGTTACCTTTGATAGCGATTCCGCCACCTCTCATTTTGTTATTTTTTCCTTTGAGAATTTTAAAATCCTCACCAGAAATCTTTCCATCGTTATTTACGTCAAGTTTTTTTTGACCACCCGTTAAACCGCCTGATTTAACTTTAATTACTTTTGGTTTATTTCTAAGATTGAATTCACCTTCTTTTACAGGTCTATCGTACTCCATGCCTTGTCTTTCGTTTTTCTTTTTCATTTCGCCACCTTTGTTCTTTTTTTCATAAGGTTGTCCTTTAACATCCCCTCTTAAAACATTCAATCCCGCTTGACCTAAATTTTTATACGCTTCACCTGCTTTATTAAGTTTATTAGTTACTTTATCTAAAAATGATTTTTTTCTTTGTCCTTTGTATTGAGATGATCTTCTTTTTTCTCTTTTTTCAGCTGAAGCAGAATCTCTAAAATTTTTCATTGCTTCGTCTTTAGAAATAACATTACCTTGTTTGTCGGAATAAATAACACCACTATTATCATCTGTCATATAAATTCTGTCTGGTTTCTTTTTAGGTGTGATAGCCATTATCGTTTTCCTTTACTTGGTTTAATTTCTTTTACTTTTAATTCTTTACCCTTGTGTGTTGGTTTAGGCCTGTACACGGTATATGGAGACCTATTTAAACCTTGTTTTTTTAAAAATCTTTTAAACATATTTCATTTTTGTTTGATTTATAATACCACCAGATTGCTTTTTTGCAAAGGTAGACACATTAGTTGGTTTAGGCCCTGTATTACCTGCTGCTCTTTTTCTGCTGACAGCACTGGCCTTTTGAGAAGCGCTCATTTGTGTGGCTTTTGCAAGTGGTACGCACTTGGGGTATTTCCTCTTTGAAGAGCCACTCGACGTAGATCTGCCACAAGGTTGATATTTTCCACCTTTTCGCTTTGCTCCAATATCTACCCATTTTTCTGAAAACCATTTTGTTAATCCTCCCTTTTTCATACCTTTGGGTACACAATTAGGCACCATCTTATTTCCTTTTTTCTTCATGCCCTTTTGGACATAACCTTCCCAGCATGTTCCTCTTTTAGACATACTTCATCTTTGTCATGTCGATAAAAGCACCCTCTTTTGCTTTTTTCGGTCCCCAGTCTTTTCGTTTAGTACCAGATGGATCTTTAATTTTACCCGCACAGATTTTAGACGCATATGCGTTAGCATATGCTGACGGATATACTTTAAACTTTCTTTTAGCGGCCGCTTTGCCTCTTGCACATAGTTTAGTCATGCTTTTTGAGCCTCTTTCGGTTATATAACTTTTTAGACTTTATCAGTTTTGGACGGAATCGTCTAGTACGTAAGTTTTTAGCTACTGGGTTCTTTCTAGGCATATTTTATTTCTGCCTGATTCTATTATAGAAAAACCATATTTTTCAAGAACCTTATGAATTAATTCCATGTCATATTTAGGATAGTCATCAAATACAAATCGAGTTCCTTTAACAGATCTATTAGCAAACCATACTGCTTCGGTAATTACATCCTTCGTCATGTGTGGGCCATCAAAGTGAACAAAATTAAAATATTCTAAATTACCATTTTCATTCATGAATTCAGTGTCTGTCATTTTAATAAAATTAAACATAGGGTATTCTTCAAAGTCTGAAATCATTTGTTCATACATGCCGTCTGTATAGTCACAAGTATATGAACCAGTATTATCGTAGTGTTGATATTTTAAATTGCCGTATGGATCGACGCCAAAATGCATGTAAGGATGTCCTTTTAATCTTTCATTAAAAGCATCCATTATAATTTTAGATCCGAGTCCCTCTCTAACTCCTATCTCTAATGAATAAAATCTATCTTTTGGATTGTGAACTGGAGTTGTTTCGCACCACTTTTTTAGTAGTTCGTAATCTGAGCTGTCGCCTCTTATCATTATTTCCTTTTCTAGCGCCTCTTAGCTTACCATCTATCTGTTGTGGAATTTGTGCTCTTGATATTGGCATTATACTAAATCGACTGCTTTTCCTATAATTGGTTTGTACTTAGTTTTACCATTTTCATCTCTATAGGCAAGTAAAAATTGTTTTCTACCTTTTTCAGGAACATACGACACATGGCACCATCCGCTATTAGGTTCTCCTGGAACATAATATTCTAATATCATTTGATCATAATCTAGGTTTTTATAAACCCAGTCACAAACCTCAGCGTTATCTTTTCCCATACATTCGAAATCAACGGCTTCAGCTTTTGCATGCTGTGAATTAACGGAGCTTCCTATTTTGACACAAAGATTAGGGGATCTGAATCCAGAGGTCACGGTTACAGGCCCGAAATGATCCCGTACCGGTTGAAGAATATTTTCACACAATAATTTTAATTTTTCTATTTGATCTGCGTTTGGATTATTGTCAATGTTTAAACGGACTGCGGTGTCCGATTTGATAAGCTCTTGAAGAGTGAAGTTTCGTGAAAGGTTCATTATTTCGGTTGAATAATTTTATCTATACTATAACTTCCATCTACGTTCTTGTAAAGCTCAGCCTCTACTTCCCCACACATAAATGTTTTATTTGTCATTTCCATATTTCTAGTGGCTTCTCTTTTCATTTTAAGACATGTAGATAAGCTGTCTTGTATTCTGTGTTCTACAAGCTCACCATTAATAAATAAACATAATGCAAATACTAATTTTATCATTAATGATTCCCATTTAATTTACCAATATTAGCTCTAACGCTATCTTTTAATTTTTCTACATCTATACGTAGTCTTTCAACGTCTGTTTGTAATCTTTCAATATTAACTCTATTATTCATCATGCCGTCAACTCGTACCGTTAATTTTTCTAAACCTTCTGCAATATGTTCTAGTAACATAAACTGCTCTTGGTCGATTGGTTTTTGAGAAGAAGCTTCAAGTAAATCTTGTTCAAATAGTTGATTTTTAGTTTCAAGGTTATTCAATCGTTCTACTACAGAAAACGCAAACCACGCGCCCACAACTATGCTACTAATGAGCATAATTAGATTCCTCAACGGAAGACCGATGTTCGTGTTCTCATTTATCTTCATTAAATACCTTGTAGTCTAGGGTCTTTAGAAGTTATATTTTTTTCAGCTTTTGGTCTAGAAACAGAATCCATGCTTCTTTTACGAAGTTGAACTTTAGTTGACTCTTGTCTACGTCTTTCGTCTATTTGTTTTTTTAAATCTCTTAATAAGTTCATTTTTTATCCTTTTAAATATATTATCTATTTTTTCAAAGAAGTTGTCTATAGCCTCAAAAAATTTATACATAATTTTATCAATCATTTTTTCTCCATTTCATAGAACATTTTATCGCTGTCTTCTGTAACCATGTCGTTATCTTCCGCATCCCAATAAGTAGTTTGGACTCTATAGTCAGGCCAGCTGTTATCAGTAGTGTATGAATTAACATGCCACAAAAGGCGATTATTAGGCTGAGCTGCATAATTACCGTTAGCGAGCTCCAGTATATGCGCA